CGGTTCAGCAAATGCAGGAACAAACAACATTACTGTTGACAGAAACACTAGAAACATCGATGGAGAATCAGCAGATATGATTCTAGATGTTGACGGTGCTGCATTTAACATCGTTTATTATAACCCTACTCGTGGTTGGATCTTCACAGAGAGATAATATGGCTACTTATAGCTCATTAAAATATAAAGGTCTTCTATCAGCAGGCTTTGCAAGAGGTTCTCAGATAGAGGCATTAGCACTCGAAGCCGGATTTGCAAAAGGCACTCAGATAGAATCATTGGCAGTCGAAGCCGGATTTGCAAAAGCTACAGATGTCACTGTATCTATTAATGCGAAGGCGGTAGAAACTAGAAGATCAATTATAGGACAACTAGATAGAGAAATCGCAGGTGGTGATTCAACAACCACTACTTTCTTAGACAGAATAATAGGCGGTAATGCAACGACTACCTCGTTCGCCGCAGAATATGACGGAGGCTCAGCTAATGGCTGATTTAATACAATTACGAAGAGATACAGCCGCTAACTGGACATCAGCTAATCCAACGCTGTCACAAGGCGAGCAAGGTTACGAAACTGATACTGGCAAAATGAAAATAGGGGATGGTTCTACTGCGTGGACATCTCTTGCTTATTTTGTAGACTCATCTGCTTATGCAACTTCATCAGACATTACTTCTGCGGTTTCAACAAAAGCAAATACAGCCGATCTTGCGACTGTAGCTACTACTGGTGCTTATGCTGATGTGACTGGTACTCCCACTCTTGCTACTGTAGCAACATCTGGTTCATACGATGATTTGAGTGACCAGCCTACTATTCCATCTATTGATGGATTAGCCACAGAAACTTATGTTGATACAGCAGTCTCCAACTTAGTAGATACTGCTCCTGCCGCACTAGATACTTTAAATGAATTAGCAGCAGCATTAGGTGACGATGCTGACTTCGCATCAACAGTTACGACTTCTTTGGCAGCGAAAGCTAACTCAGCAGACCTAGCTACTGTAGCGACTTCTGGTTCATACAATGATCTAAGCGACCAGCCTACTATTCCTGCAGATGTATCTGATCTAACTGATACTACATCTCTACTCGGAAGCGGCGGTGGCGGCGGCTCATTTGAAGCAGTAGCTTCTGGTTCATTGTCTGATGGCAGTACAGTAGTATTGAATTCTAACGGTACTGTGAGTATTGTTGTTGAATCATCTGAACCTGCCGGTCCTACCTCTGAGGTAGAGTTTAATTCTGCCAATTCTAATTATGGTGATATTGTTTTCGATTCAAATGCAAATAAAGTAATTATATGCTATCAAGATGCTAACAATAGTTCCTACGGTTCAGCAATTGTAGGCACTGTATCTGGTGATTCGATTAGTTTTGGATCTCCTGTAGTATATGTTAGTGCATCTGTTATCTGGCAAAGAATAACATTTGACACAGTAAACAATAAAGTTGTTATACATTTTGTTCAAGGATCTGGAGGATCTCACTTTATAGTGGGAGGATATAATGGAGATTCTCTTACTTTTGGTACAAAGGTTGCAGCTACCGCCGATGGACAGGATTCCACATCAAGTCAAGATATAGGATTTGATTCAAATTCAGGCAAAGTTTTGTATGTATTCCAAAAAGATAACAGTCCTTATAGTGGAATGGCACAAGTAGGTACTGTGTCTGGAAATTCAATTAGTTTTGGGAGTGTATACACTTTTTGGTCACAGGATTCTATTTATTCTCCAAGAGTTGTTGATGCTCCTGGTACAGGTAAAGTTGTTGTTTTATGGAATTCTGGTCAAAGCGGTAATACGACTCGATATGGCCGAGCAATTGTAGGAACAATTTCCGGTTCTTCAATTAGTTTTGGAGTAGCAAATACTTTTAGCCCTGATAAAACTTATAGTACGGTCGGGACCTTTGACACAAACTCTAATAAAATTGTTGTATGTTATACTAATAATGATCTTAGTCCGAGAGCAGCTTTTCTGAAGGTAGGAACAATTTCCGGTACTTCAATTAGTTTTGGATCTGCGACTTCTTTAGGAGCAGAATCTGCCGGCGAGATAACTTTTGATTCAAGTATAAACAAAGTTGTTATTGCTACCGATGATGCTCTTAAACTAGGAACAGTATCTGGAACTTCTATTAGTGTAAGTAGTGAAGCTAATTGGACATCTAATTCTTACTCTCCTGATGGCATAGTTTTTGATTCTAATGCAAACAGAGCCGTAATACTTACCAGTCCTACTGGTAGTGGCAAAACAATTGTGTATGAAACAGCCAGTGGTCCGGTTATAACGAATCTCACAGCAGAAAACTATGCTGGTATAGCAGATGCAGCTTATGCAGATGCGGCTACTGCCACTATTCAAACTGCTGGTTCAGTAGATGATGCTCAGTCTGGATTAACTCCTGGTCAAGCGTATTATGTACAAGAAGATGGTACACTAGGACTTACTCCAGGTACTCCAAGTGTCTTTGCGGGTACTGCGGTAAGTGCTACTAGTCTATTAATTGGTAAAGAAGCTCCTGCTGCTACTGTAGCGTATGCTGATGTTACTGGTACTCCAGATCTCAGCAGCTATGCAAGTACATCTTACGTTGACACAGCAGTAAGTAGTCTTGTTGATACTGCTCCAGAGGCACTCAACACACTGAATGAAATTGCAGCAGCACTTAACGATGATGCTGACTTTGCAGGAACAGTTACGACTTCATTAGCAGCGAAAGCAAATACTGCTGATCTAGCGACTGTAGCGACTAGTGGTGCTTATAGTGATCTTACTGGTACTCCTACAGTCCCAGCAGATGTATCTGATCTAACTGATACTACATCTCTACTCGGAAGCGGCGGTGGCGGCTCATTCGAAGCAGTAGCTTCTGGTTCTATCAGCGATGGAGCTCCTGCTATATTAAACTCGAATGGTACTGTAGCTGCGGTTGCTCAAGAAGTTACTGCTGCCTTACTACAGACATTGAATAATCCAAATCCTTATGGTACAGGTCTGAATGACATATTTGGCTACTCAGTAGCGATATCGGAGAACTACGCTATCGTAGGTGCTTTCCTAGAAGACGATGCTGGTGGTACTGACTCAGGTAAAGCATATATATTCAATGTTACTACAGGTGCATTAGTACATACACTTGATAATCCAAATGCTTATGATACAAGTGTGAGTGATTACTTTGGTTATTCTGTTGCGATATCAGGTAACTACGCTATCGTAGGTGCTTATTATGAAGACGATGCTGGTGGTACTTACTCAGGTAAAGCATACATCTACAATGTTACTACTGGCGCATTGTTGCATACATTGAATAATCCAACTGCTTATAGTACAAGTGATGGAGATCAGTTTGGCCACTCAGTAGCGATATCAGATAACTATGCTATCGTAGGTGCTTTTAATGAAGGCGATACTGGTGTTATTGGTTCAGGTAAAGCATATATCTTTGATGTTAGTACAGGGGCTTTAGTTCATACACTTGATAACCCAAATGCTTATGACACAGCTCAAGGGGACTCCTTTGGCCGGTCAATATCTATATCAGGCAACTATGCTATCGTAGGTGCTGTTAGTGAAGACGATGCTGGAGGTGCAGCTTCAGGTAAAGCATATATCTTCAATGTTACTACAGGTGCTTTACTACATACATTGGACAATCCAAATCCTTATGGTACGAGCCAGAGTGACCAGTTTGGCCACTCAGTAGCGATATCAGATAACTATGCTATAGTAGGTGGTCCCTACGAAGGTGATGCTGGGGGTAATACCTCAGGTAAAGCCTATATCTTCAATGTCACTACAGGGGCTTTAGTTCATACACTTGATAATCCAAATGCTTATGGTACAAATGCTGGTGACCAGTTTGGCTACTCAGTAGCGATATCGGAGAACTACGCTATCGTAGGTGTTTATACTGAAGACGATGCTGGTGGTACTGAATCAGGTAAAGCATACATCTACAATGTTACTACAGGTGCTTTACTACATACATGGGATAATCCAAATCCTTATGATACAAGTGCGGATGACTATTTTGGATATTCTGTTGGGATAACAGATAACCACGTTATCGTTGGTGCTCGTAATGAAGACGATGCTGGTGGTTTTAACTCAGGTAAAGCATATATCTTCAATGTACCTGCTGTAACTACAAACCTCACAGCAGAAAACTATGCTGGTATAGCAGATGGTGTATACGCAGATGCGGCTACAGCTACGATTCAAACTGCGGGGTCGGTTGATGATGCACAGTCTGGACTCACTCCAGGTCAAGCATATTATGTACAAGCCGATGGTACACTAGGACTTACTCCAGGCACTCCGAGTGTTTTTGCGGGTACAGCAGTAAGCGCAACTAAGCTATTAATTGGTAAAGAAGCTCCTGCAGCAGACCTCAGCAGCTATGCAACAGAAACTTATGTTACTACAGCAGTAAGTAACCTTGTAGATACTGCACCAGATGCATTAAATACTCTTAACGAGTTGGCAGCAGCTCTTGGTGACGATGCTGACTTCGCAGGAACAGTTACGACTTCATTAGCAGCAAAAGCAAATACAGCAGACCTAGCGACTGTAGCTACAAGCGGGTCATACAATGACTTAACTGACCAGCCTGTTATTGCTGCTGGCGGAGGCTCATTCGAAGCAGTAGCTTCTGGTGAAATATCTGTTGGAGATCCAGTTATTGTGAATCCTGACGGTTCTGTAACTGTTGTAAGAGCCGATGAGTCACTTGTAATTGGAGATTTTACAATTTATGAAACTGGTAATGTAAGTTCTGTTGCTTCAAGTTACACGCCTGACATGGCATACGATGCTCTTAGTAACAAAATAGTAATGATTTTGCTAGAAAAGAATCCTAGTACTGATCGTTATGATTATCTCGAGACTAGAGTACTATCAGTAACAGATGGAGCAATTTCCGATATTAGTGGACAGCAGAGGGTGAGTACTGCGCCAACTGGTGATGGTAGTCAAATTATGTATCCCCAAATAACCGCTGACGGTAATGGAAAATTTCTGATTTGTTGGCATGCAAGATCAGGGAATACCACTAATAGTAATCAGCTTTCTCTTAGGGCGAAAGTAGCTACAATAAGTGGCACAACGCTTTCTTTCGGCACTGAAACATATATTGAATCTGATGATGGTGTCGGCGAACCTTTGACAGCGTTTGTGCCTGATGTAAATAAATTTGTAATTTTTTATGATGCATATAACACCAGTACTCCTGGGGAGGTTGCACATTACGTTAGAAGTGCTACGATATCAGGCACTAGTGTCAGTTTTGGTTCCGCACTTCGGATGACCACCGGTTGGCCGAGTTATAATCATTATAGTTATATTGGCAACAGTAAAGTAGCAACTATATCAGGAGACGATACTCTAATAATATATGAGGTAGTAGGAACAAGCGTAGTTAGACGAGTTACTACCACCATTGGCAGCGCAATCGTTCCTCCAGTAGTAGACAGAGACTTTGCTGCTATTGCATATGATCCTAATTCTGGTAAAAGTATTATATTCATCGCTGGCGAATATTCGGGATATACTGATACTTCATCCGGAGGATTTAATCAAGTATTTACACTCACAGTATCATCCACAAATACTGTTACATTTGGAACTCCGACAGAAGTAGTAGATGCTAGTGGAAATAGATTTAGGAGAGGCTGGTATCCTCATATTGCGTTTAATTCTAGTAGTAATATATTTTTAATAGCATTATATGGCTCAAGTTGGCCGGATGGCAGTGCTCAGTACGCTTTCACAGCAAAAATAAATAACGATGATGTAGATGTATCAATTCCAATAATGAATTCGAATGGCGGTTTCTATATGGGAGTTGTGTATGCAGAGCATGAGAATATATTTGTATTACAAAATGATTCCAAACAAGTTTATACGGTTGCATACTCTGCCGTTACAAATGTTACAACGGAAAACTTTGTCGGATTTTCAAGCGACACTTATTCTGACGGTGATAACTCTACTATAAAAATTGTAGGGTCTATAGATGATAATCAATCAGGATTGACTCCAGGACAAAAATATTATGTACAACCTACCGGTTCTTTGAGTACCTTAGTAGGCAGTCCTGAAGTCGTTGCAGGTACAGCAATTTCTTCTACTAAATTAATAATTAAGGGTTAATCATGAAAACAATAATTGAAAACGCAACAGACTTATCTCATTCTATTTATGAAGATTTTATACAAGTAAATATCGGCGAAAATACCATAACAGTACTTGAAGAGTATCTAGGCGACACGATTGAAACAAATATAATTATTGATGGAATTGACGCCACCAATTATTCTCTTGTTGAAAATGTTACTCCACCTAACGACTGGGCACGTAATAAATATCTTTATGCCGACTCAGAATGGGAATTGAATCCAGATTGGATTGAACCAGTGGATGAAGATCCAGAAGTATAAATAAAAGAAACACCGAAGGATCACACGAATGGCATTATCAACTAGACAAGAGCTAATAGACTACTGTTTGCGTAGGCTTGGCTTTCCTGTCATCGAAATTAATGTTGATGAAGATCAGGTCAACGACCGCATCGATGATGCTATTCAACTTTGGCAAGAGTATCATTTTGATGGCGTAGAGCGAACTTATGTTCAGCATAAGATTACTGGCTCTACTCTCAATCTCACTACTTCTGCTGGTGGTAACTTTCTAAATAACGACAGAGTTACTGGTTCAACTTCAGGTGCTAGTACAGTAGTAAAGAGTGGTTCGGGCACAACTCTAACTGTTGAAGATACTGCTGGCGTATTTGTAGCAGGAGAAACAATCACAGGTTCTATTTCTGGTACCATAGCATCCCTTGACTCTACTACACCGTATGTCGCAGGTGATATGGATAACAAGTATATTCCTATCAGTAACGGCATTACAGGTGTTATCAGACTATTCAACTTTGGTGGTGCTGCAACTTCAAACACTAAAGACGGCAATCTATTCGACTTGCAATATCAGTTTAGACAAAACGATTTGTACAATCTGATGGGCGCTGACATGATTTACTACAGCATGGTTCAGTCTCATCTTCAAACACTCGAAGAACTTCTTATCAGTGACAGACAGATTCGTTTTAACAGAAAGACCGATAGACTTTATATCGACACAGATTGGGACAAGACTTTTAATCCTGGCGACTATGTAGTTGCTGAGGCTTACGCAATTCTTGATCCAGAAGAATACACAGAAGTCTATGACGATATGTGGTTAAAAAAATACGCTACTGCTCTTATCAAAAGACAGTGGGGCGAGAACATGAAGAAGTTTGGTGGAATTCAAATGCCAGGCGGTGTTACACTCAACGGCGACAAAATTTTCGAAGAGGCTATTACAGAGATTAATGCTATAGAAGACGAGATGCAATCTCGCTACGAATTGCCTCCTTCGTTCTATGTAGGATAAGATCATGCCTACAAACTTTTATTTTCAAAGTGGACTGACAAGCGGAACTACCAATGAACAGCGTCTCATCGAAGACCTTATCATTGAGAGCTTAAAAATCTACGGCCAAGATATCTACTATCTTCCACGAACACAAGTAGCAACTGATGATATCTTTGACGAAGATACGTTGTCTCAGTTCAATCAAGCATATCCTCTAGAAATGTATATTCAGAATGTCGATGGCTTCGAAGGCCAGGGCGAACTGTTTACAAAATTTGGTATTGAGATACGAGATCAAGCTACGTTTGTTCTATCTAAAAGAAGATGGGAGCAAATGGTACAAACTTCTGGCGGAGAATTCTCTCTAGAAGCAAGACCATCAGAGGGCGATTTACTCTTCTTCCCTCTCACTGGCTCTATGCTTGAGATCAAAATGGTAGAGTTTCAAAATCCTTTCTATCAGTTAAGCAAGATCAATGTATTCAATCTACAATGTGAAACCTTTGAATATTCTTCTGAGGTTATTAACACTGGCGTTGCTGTTATAGATAACATATACGCAGAACAAAACATCGATATGTTCTTGTATCAGTTCTTGTTGGAAGACGGTACACTTCTACTACAAGAAGATGGCACTTCTATTATTCTAGAAGACTATGCGCTTACTAAGTCTACAGAAAGAACTGATAATACTGATTTCATTTTAGAAAATGAGGCTGATGATATTTTAGATTTCTCTGAAGTCAATCCGTTTGGAGAAATAGGTTAATGTTTAAAAATACTCAATTCTATCACGAACATGTTCGAAAAGCGATTGTTGCTTTCGGAATGATATTTAATAACATTCGTGTAGAAAGAAGAACAAATGAAGGGGAAATCGCACAAGTTATGCGAGTGCCTCTTGCGTATTCAACAAAGCAAAAGTTTCTCTCTCGTATCGCCTTGATACCTGACGCAGAGTCTCGTGGCGAAGTGGCAATTGTTTTGCCTCGTATGGGCTTTGAGATACAACAACTAACATATGATCCTAGCCGAAAAGTTTCACCTATTCAAAGAAACAAAGCAGTAGGAGAGGGCGATGATACGACTACTGTAAGGTCTTCTTATGTAGCAACGCCTTACAACATGTCTCTTGCTCTATATGTGTTTGCAAAGAATCAAGAAGACGGACTCAGAATTGTAGAACAGATACTACCTTTCTTTAATCCAGATTTTAATATTACCGTCAACGAGATGCCTCAGCTTGGTATTAAGCGAGATATAAAGATTACGCTCGA